AGTAGAGGGGTTATTTGACATAGCCCCTCCGCCGGTAAGTGCGTTTATCGGCACTTTCTTTATCTTCCCTCTCTTTTCATCAGGCACAGCGTCCCAGCATATCCAGTTTGGCAGGGCTTTAAGCTCCTGCGGTATTTGTTCGTACATATATCCAACTCCTAACATAAATTTTGAAAAGTCAAAGCCTTTCACTTATCCCCGAAAAACACCCTAAAAGTTGCATTAAAAATGCAACAATTGCAGAAATGTTGCCAAATTAAAATATAAATCATTTGTTTGCACAAAATATCATCTGCGTTTTTATGCAAAAGCACTATGACTTTTCGCTTTTCTCAGAAATCAGAACGGCACGCCGTCATCTGTAAGCACGTCCTCAAAATCTTCAAGGGAGCCTATGGCGCTGTCAGCCTGCGTATTTGTCTTAGGCGTTGCAAAGCCCGTCTGCTTAGTTGCAAAGCTGTCCGCCTTCGGTGCAGAGGACTTAAACTTATGCTTGCACTCAGGATACTTTGTAGGGTTGACAAAATTAATGCGTTCCTGCTCTTTGCCGTTCCATTCCTCGTGCGTGAGATCTACCCTTATGCACTTGTTCAGCAGGTCGGTGCAGTATGCTTTAAGGCTGTCATACTCCTTGCCGTCAGGAAGCTTAGCCGCCTTGCCCATTGCCATAAGCTGAGCAAAGTTGTAGCCCTCCACCTGCATATCGTTCTCGTTAGGCTCGTGCTTTTTCCATATGGTGTGAAACAGGCAGGAGTTGCCGTATTTCTGTCCCTGCACGTCATTTCTGATGACGAGAGTGAAGTTAAGACCCACCGAGCCTTTCTTTGTTGTGCGTTCCTCGATAGCGGTTATGATGCACTCGTAAACGCCCTCAGGCTTTAATCCGTTCTGAAATGCCTCTGATTGATTTGACTTAAATCCCATTTTTTATTCCTCCGTTAGTAAATTTACTGCGTCCTCTGCTGATCGGCATATGCCTGCCAATGCTCCGCACTCACGCATTTTTGTTATGAACTTCTTCTGCTCAGGACGAACTCGTCCCGACTTTGTTTTGACTTCGATAAAGACAGCTCTGCCGTCCTTATGCCTTACACCGAACAGGTCTGAAAAACCTTTCGGCACACCTGTGGTGAAATATCTGCCGTCAACTGTTCTGCCCTCGCCCACGTTCACACGAAAGACAGTGCAGTAGGGCGATACCGCACAGCGTATCTCGTTTTGTATCCTGTGTTCTTCCGTCAACCTATAAGCCCCCTTTGCCTTGCCTGATAATACGCCCAGCCTGATTTGTAACCGTGATTTTTCGCATACTGCAAAAGTTCGGGATAGGTATGACAATCGGCAGGACTTGAAAAGTCAAGCTTAAATCCCTCCACCTTTACAAGACCCACGCTGCTGTCTGTTTCAAGCTTTCTCTCGGCTGAGGGAAACTCATATCCGCAATGAGGACAGCATACTTTCACCCCCGCAGGAGGAGCGGAGAAAGTATAGAAACATTCGGGGCATTGTTTCACCTTGTCGCTCTGCTCCTGCTTTTTATGCTGAGCTTTCGGCTTTTTCTCCAAGCTCCACTGCCTGTCGTCGTCAGGCATACCAAACCTTGCATAGTTGCCAACGTGGTCGATTATGACGGCTCTTTTATTTGGGCGATACCGCATACATCTCATAGCCTGCTGAATGTAAAGAGTAAGGCTCTTGGTGGGTCGCAGGAGTACTGCACACTCGCAGTCAGGAACGTCAAAGCCCTCTGAGATAAGGTCAACGTTGCACAGCACCGCTATATCTCCCCTGCGGAAAGCTGAGATAATGCTGTCACGCTCTGCCTTTGGGGTCGAGCCGTCGATGTGTGCCGCCTTTATGCCGTTTTCATTAAACACCTCTGCCGTTCGCTGAGAATGTCTGACGGAAGCACAGTAGCAGACCGCTTTTTTGCCCAAAGCAAGCTGTTTGTAATACTTTATGACGTCGCCGAAAACAGTGTTTTTCACCATAGCTTTCTCTATCTCCGCCGCCATATATTCTCCGTGAGAAACGTGAAGTCCTGTAAGGTCGGCAACGTCAGGAGCATAGTAATCATAAGGTGCAAGACAGTTGTTATCAATAAGCCACTTTGCGGATACGCCAATGATAAGCTTGTCGTTCACGTCACCAAGCCCGTCACCATTAAGGCGAACAGGGGTCGCTGTAACGCCCACTCTCGGCACGTCCGAAAAGTATTCGTATATGCGTTTGTAGGACTGAGCAAGGCTGTGGTGATTTTCGTCAGTTATGATAAGTGCAGGTCTGGCAAGCTTTTTAAGCCGTCTTGTAATAGTCTGCACCATACCCACCTCGCAGAGTTTCATATCAACGCCCCAGCGAATAAACGTCTTTTTTATCTGCTCCACAAGCTCACGTCTGTGGACGAGAAAAAGCACTCTCTTGCCGTTAAAGGTCGTTCGCCTAGCCATTTCAGCCACAATGCAGGACTTTCCTCCGCCGCAGGGCAGGACTATGCAGGGTGCTTTATACCCTGCACGCCAAGCCTGCCTTACCTGCTCCACCAGCTCATTCTGATACGCTCTCAGCTTCATTGGACTTCGCCGCCTTTACCCTTTTCAGAACGCATTTCATGCAAAGCTGTTTGCCGTAATTCTTCATCGAGCCGTCTATTATCTGCTGAACTGTACGCTTGCCGTCTGACATTATCGTCTTTCCGCACTCAGAACAGATATGTTCGTCCGCAAGGTGATAGTATGTTCTCAGCGCTTCATCAACAAGTTTCAGATCGTTGCTTATATACATACTGTCGAACAGCCCAATAGGACTTTTGCAGGTGTCAGTGCCGTCCGTCTGAGTTGCGAAAAGATACTTGCCGTCAACCACAACAGTTTTAAGCACAGTTGTGAACATACCCTCGACAGTTATCTTCTCATCAAGCATCTTGCCGATAGTTTTAGCTTTCTGCCTGCCGTCCTCGCCTGTATCAAGGTGATTGAGAAAATACACAATAACATCTTCGGGAAGCATTTCAACGCTTCTCACAAGCTCCCAGAAATTCTTTGCTATGTCAGTGAACTTCTGATAGCCAGTTTCCTTTGCACGGCGCATAAACTCATTCACCATAAGATACTGACTATCGTCAACGGCTATGGATTTTGCCGTCTGAGCTTTCATAAAGCGTTCTATCTCGCCGTAATTGTCGGTATGTATCGTTGACTTAAACTGTGTGCGGAACGGAAGCTGTTTTCCGTTCACGTTCACAAGTGCAAGTTCGTCCTCTTTGAAATTTCTCAGGGAAGCAGATTTGCCGCTTCCCGAAAAGCCTAATACAAGTATCGCAAGTCCCATTCTCTTTTCCTCCTTATCTTATGGTTAGTCCCGGTCTGCGGACAACTGCCGCATAGGGGATCTCTCTGCCTGCTTCGATAGCCGCCTTGACAGCCGTCTTGCTTATGTCAGGATCTTTGTATTTCAGCAGGCTGTCATCATTGACCTTTGCCCACTCCACAAAGGCTTTCGGGTCTGTTATCTCGGTGCTTTCCCTGCCCTTTGTAATGCTTATCTTAGCCATAACGCCCTCTATTTTGTTAAGGTTGACCCTCTGCATACTGTTCATAAGATAAGCTTTAAGGCTCTCTGCCTGCTTGACTTTCTGCTCACGTCTTGCTTTGAGGGCTTTCTCCTCTGCTTCAAGCATTTTCGCCTCGCTGTTCAGCACCTTAACATAAGCCGCAACGTTCTCCGCCTTGTCTGTAAACTCAGCCTCAACGCATTCAAGGGTATCAAACCACACCTTTTCAGCCTCAGCCTTTTCCTCTGCCGTAAGCTCGGCATTTTCCGTCATATCCTCAAGGCTGTCAAAAAGCCTCTGGAAATCGTTTGTAAGCTCATAAAGTTTCATTTTTATACCTCCAGTTTTGAATTGATTATATCCGCAAGCTGTCTTGCTTTCTGTGTGAAAAATCCGTAATTGTCGCTGTCATTATGCTCGTTCACAAAGTCCACGAGCCTTGTTACGCTGTCAACAGCGGTGGAAAGATAGGCCTTGAATATGGCTTTATCGTCCTGCACGGGGGCGGTATCCACCTTCCCCGCAAGCTTTTTCTCATACTCCGCCTTAGTTCTGTCAAGCTCCTCACGAAGCTGTGAAAGCTTGTCCTGCTTGTCCTTTTCAGCCTGCTCAGCTTTCTGCAAAAGTTCTCTGCGGTCTTTCAGGCTGTCCTCTTCAAGCTTTGAATATTTTTCCGACCAGTCAAGGTCAACACGCCGCATAGCGTCTTTAAGGTTTGCCACCTCTTTGCTGTCCGTTTCCACAGCTACCTCGATAGGACGGCTCTCAAGCTCCTTTATCTCGGCTTCAAGCTGTGTTACCTTATTTTTCATTTCAAGCACCTTTTTATCCGCCATAAAGACCTGATGGCTTGCCTCTGCATTTGACTCCACGGCTCTGTCACGCTCGTTCTGTAAAATATCTATTTTTGCTTTGAGCTCCTTGACAGTAGTGCTTTCAAGGTCGATATTTTCGGCAAGCTCTGTTCGCTCTTCATCGGAAAGCTTAGCAAGAAGTGTCAGCTTTTTAACTCCGATCTGTAACCTCGAGGTTACGAAATCCTGTGGCAGATTTTCAGCGATCGAAATGTACCTGTATACATTCATCTTTGAAAAACCTGTTTCCTTTTCACAGTACTCCCCGAAATCAGAATACCCAAGCTCCTTGTAAAGCCTGCTGTCCCTCATTTCCTTAAAGCCCATACACATATCGTAAAGACTCTGCTGTGCAAACTGAGCTGAGGTCTTTATCCTGCGGTCAAGCTCAGCCGCCTTGATATATTCTGCCGATAGTTCGTTCATGCTGTTTTACGCTCCTTTCGTTTCTCAGCGAACACCCTGTCAAGATACCGCTGATACTTCTGTTCAAAGTCCTTTATCTCCTGCGGTTTGTCCTCGCCGCCGTTTTGTACCACGTTGTTCCTATACCCTCTGCACTGCACGATACCGCCGTATTGGCTCACCTCAACAGTATAGTAAGGCTTGTTAGGCTCAGAAACTTTTCTCAGAAACATTATGCTGAGTTTTCCCATAGCATGGCGTTCTGCATATCCGCCCACACAATGGGAAAGTATCCTGCCCTCGTCCTCTATCTCTTTCACACTGTGTGGCTGTCTGATAAGCAAGCCGTCTGCCGAAAATTCAAGGCAGACACGCTCTGCAAGCCTTTTCGTGAAGCTCCGCAAAACAAGCTCGTCATGCTCATAGTTGATGATCTGAGTGAGTCTGTTGTGCATTGTCCAGAAATCGTGTGGCAATGCTATCATTGTATCGTGAATGTTATACCCCAGTGTTTCGCACTGCTCCAGATAGTCGCTGTAATCAAGAGGTGTCATTTCCTGCTCGTGTATGTATCGTGCCACCCTTTGCGGTGTAAGACCTGTTATCCTCACAAGACGTTCAAGAGTGCCGTGTTCGTTCTTAAAGACCTTTGCTATATTCAGTAAATCTTCCGGTCTGAGTTTTGGATATTCCTCACGATAGTCAAGATACTGCTCCCACAGCTGTTCACTGCCTTTGAGTACCTTGAACTCCGTCTTGTTCAGTCCGAGCATTTTCAGCAGGTCATTACTTTTCCAGTTCACACGCTGAGAGAGCAGGAACTTTTCCTGGTATCCCCACCAACCTGTGTATCTCACGCTTGTTACGTCATAGCCTTGTTTCATAAGATACTCAAGATTAGGGTGCTTGCAGTAAGCGTGCAGATAGCTCATCAGCATATTGCCGTGATAATGCTGATACTGGCTGTAACGCATATCCGACTTGTCTATGGCTTTGATGTTCAGCACCGAATAGGAATTATCATAGTTATATCCCATACAGCACTTGCAAAAGACAGGCTCACGGAAGTCATTACGCACAGACCAGTTAATGCCGTTATCACTGCCGTATCTCACAGATCCGTCACGGGCGAACACATACCGCTGTCTTTCCACAAGGTCACCCGTTGAGTATCGGTGAAAGCAACGTGCAAAAAGCTCAGCGCCCCTTGTGAGGAACACCACATAATTCTTAGCACCTCTGCCTTTCATCTTATCCATAAGCTCTTTATCCACCGCAGGGAAGCAGTAGATAAGAGCCTCTTTTCTTGTCTTTTTCATACTGTCACCTTAGAAATCAAGCAAGCCGTCAAGGGATAGGCTGACAGGCGGTTTTGTCGTTTCATCGCTGTCCGAGCCGTCGCCCAAGTCGATCGTCATATTGAAATGAACGTCCGCACCCTTGAAGTAAAAGCTTACAGCTCTGCGGTAGACCTCGATATCCGAGATACTTCCCCCTGCACCCTTAACAGCGTTTTCCGCACACTCAGCGAAAGTCCTGTCCGTCTGTAGGACCGCCTGAGCGAACTCCTCGTTCTGCTCACAGAAAGTTTTGAGAGCCTCAAGAGTAGGTTTTGCAACCGCCTGCGCATACTTGCCAAGCTTAGCGGCAGACAGCTCCTGCGACAGCTTGTCCTGAGCTTTCTTGGCGTTAATGTTCATTGCCGTCACCGCCTTTTCGCACACTACTCATCCACGCACTGGCACAGCAGATGCCCTTGTATGTCTCACCAAGGTCAAAAGCCTTCTTCTCATGTGGCTCCATTTCCTGACGCAGTGCCAAAAGGGTTGACATAGCACTTGCGAGCACTTGACATATATCCGATTTTGTGCTATCATCAATTTGAAGAGTGTTTTCTTTTTTCGTTGAGCTTGTACCTGTTGCCGCAGGTGCAGGCTCGTTTCTTATGTACTCTGTAAAATATGCACCACACACCAAATCTTTTCCATTAAGCGGACAACCTTTGCAACTAACAGTAAATTCTGTACAGTAGTTTACCGCCTTTTCAAACTCCTCTTTCGTTATCATCGGTATCCTCCTCTTTCTCAAAACGTTTCTCCCAGTGCCTATCCACCACGCTCAGCACAAGATACATCACTACATCTATCCCTGCAAGCACAGCTACTGTTATTAGCAGTATTCCTACAATGTTCATTACCACTTTCCTTTCATTTCAACTTCGACCTTGACTATGGGTCTGCCTGCTTCTCTCACCGCACGCTCCAGTTCCTCACGAACTGTGTCTTCGGCGGTTTCTTTTATGTTTCGATACAGCCCATAGATCACCAGTGCAACCAGTGACACACACAGTGCTACGGCTGACACATATCTGATGATCTCTAACGTTGCTATCAGGTTGTTCATTTTCTCACGTCCTTTCATTTTTACGTCCTGTGTTTTAAGCTATCCACTCAGGGTGTTCAGTCCTCGCCGTTTCACAAAGCTTATCCCAGAGCGACGGGTCACGCCCGACCATATCCTGCAGCGCTCCTGCAAGCTTGCGACCTATACTGTCCGCAGCCGCCTGTCGCTCCTGCTCCGTGCAATCGTCCCAAAGCTTGTAACTCTTGCCGCCGTCGAACGAAACGTGCCTTATGACCTTTAAAGGCGGATATTTCGGCATTTTTATCACCTCCTACTCAATTCTATTGGATATCGGGGTTGTACTATGCTAGACAAGCTCCTCGATAACGGCGATATTCTCGCCCTCTGAGCGGTCAACAAGGTCCATAGCCTCGCCTGCCGTCTTTGCCGTGACTGTTACCAGCCTTACGCCGCTGAACTTGTCTGTCAGCTTAATTTTGTAGTGTTTCATTTTTGTACCTACTTGAAAAATCTAACTTCTTGTGGTATAATGTAGAAAATAAAATAAAAGGAGCTGACCATAAATGATAAAAGTCATTCGAAGCAAGCAAATCGAATATCCTAGTGTCAACTTAAAATTTAAAGTTGATATGCCAAGAAATTGTCCTCATTGTGGTGTTGTTTTAGAGCCTATAGCTCTATCAAGCCATTTTGTTGAAATGGCAGACTTGGATGATTCCCATTATAAAATATATGTCCATTGGCTTTGTCCCAGTTGTGCAAAAGCATTTTGCTCAGAATATGAATACATTGGTCCTCGATATAGCACTGAACGTGATGAAGCTACACTTATTCAAACTGATCCTAAGTTCTGCTCATCTCCAACATTTGACGCCGAGATTGAAAAAGTTTCTGAGGATTTTGTTAAAATATACACACAGTCGCATAAGGCGGAGCAACTTGGTTTCGATAAAATATGTGGAATGGGTTATCGAAAAGCGTTAGAATTCCTAGTAAAAGATTTTGCGATTAATCTTCACCCAAAAGAAGTAGAAAAAATCAAAAAGCAAACGTTAGCTCAATGTATCGAAAACTTCATAGACAGTCCAAAGATAAAAACCCTTTCAAAAGCTTCTGCTTGGATTGGTAATGACGAAACCCACTATTGCCGTCAACACGAAGATTATAATATCGACCATTTAAAAGCTTTTATTAATGCCATTGTTTCATACATAAACTCAGAGCTTGAACTAAAAAAAGCTGAACAACTTGTAAAAAAATCTGATTAATCCTTTTCGCAGAGCAATTTTCCGTCAAGAGTCCAATACTGAATGACCTCTCTACAGGGGTCATTTTCTGTTCCTGCACCTTTCAAGGCACTTGTTACGATCACCTGCTCAACCCTGGCACTGTCACACCCTCTTGGAATAGCAGTAATTTTCTTTTCCACGTTTCTCTCACCCCCTCTTTAATCACTTGTTGCATTATGCAACTCACTGAGCAAAAAAATATTTGCCGAACTCTCCAGCATCAATGTGGAGCAAGTGTGACAGTTTCTCAGCCTCGTCCAAGTCAAACGGACGAACATTGTTTATTTTCTGATTAGCTGTAGGTTGAGCTATGTTTAAACAATGTGCAACGTCAGCTTGGGTCAGTTCAAGCTCCTTCATTCTACCCTTGATCTTGTTCGTGTTTACCATATGCCAGCCTCCTTTCTTGTTGCATTATGCAACTTGCTGCATTATCATAATAGCACATAACTTTTCACTTGTCAATAGCATTTTGCAACATTTTTTTATTTTTTTCAAAAAAGCTATTGCATTATGCAATTTAATGTGATATAATCATTATAACGAAAGCAGGTGAGCAAGATTTGAATACCATAGAAATTGGAAATAGAATAAAAGCTGCAAGAGAAGAAAAAGGACTTACACAAGAAGAACTTGGTATCCGTCTTGGATTGAATAAATCAACTATCCAAAGATATGAGGCAGGAAAAATTCTCAGAATAAAATTACCTGTTCTTGAATCAATCGCTATTGAGTTGAATGTTAATCCTGAATATCTTGCATTAAAAACTAATGATCCTAGTCCTAAACATTCTTCTCATATTATAGACTCTAACGCAACCATACTCCCGCAAGACAACGTACATATAATACCTATATATGAGAGCGTGTCGGCTGGGTTTGGTGCTTATGCTGACGATTATATTGTGGGCTATATGCCGCTTTATATCGTCAACGAGGAAGAAGCTAAGAATACAATGTGCATTGTCGTTTCGGGGAACAGTATGTATCCGAAGATAGAGAACGGCGACAAGATACAAGTATTAAGGCAGGATTGGGCTGAGGACGGACAGGTAGTTGTTGCCCTTATCGACGGTGAAAACGGCGTTGTGAAGAAAATCAAGTATTCTGATGACAAGATAACCCTTGTATCATTCAATCCCGAATATCAGCCGAGAGAGTTTGTCGGTGCAGAAAGGGACCGCATAAGAATACTCGGCATTGTAAAAACAGTTATAAAATCCTTATAATAAAAAAATCCCCGTCAGTACCGCAAATACTGACAGGGATAGCACACAGAATTTTCTCCTGCATGGTTACAAATACATTATATCACCAATTTAAGACATTGTAAATGATTTCAATAAATTGTTTACAAAAGTCGGTTTATAGGGAGGAAAAAAATATGACTTGTCCAAATTGTAAAGGCGAAAACGCACCAGGCGTAGCAGTATGTGAATATTGCGGTCACGAACTGCCGCAGCCGCAGAAAATTGATAACCACGTTGAGCATAACAGCAATATCGTTCAGCACATCACATACGTTACAAACGTCCAGCAGGTCGCACCGCAAGCTCCTGTTGAGCAGGTAAGCCCTAAGAGTAAAAGCACAGCTGAAATACTTTGCCTGCTGACCTTTTTAGGCTTGGGCGGTTTGAACAGATTTTATGTAGGCAAAGCTGGCACAGGTTTGCTGTACTTCTTTACTTTCGGAGGTTTCTTTATTGGAGCAATAGTTGATATGATAAATTTGTTTCAGGGAAACTTCACTGACGCTCAGGGCAGAGTGTTAAAATAAAATCCCCTGCTAGTATTGTAAATACTGACATGACAGAAAAAAAACTCGCCCCCAAGTGCTACCAACACTCAGAGGCGAGCAGAGCGGATACTACCAATATCAGCTCGATTGAAATTCACACCCACTTCAACCACGAAAGGGCGAATTCTGCCCTTTTATTATACTGCATATTATTAAATATGTCAAGAAAATAGGAGGAAAAAATCAATGAAGATCGCAGCGGCTTACGTTCGTGTTTCCACCGAAGAGCAAACAGAGCTGTCCCCTGACAGCCAGGTCAAGCTCATTCGTGAATATGCCAAGAAAAACGGCTATATCGTGCCGAAAGAATTTATCTTTCACGATGACGGCATTTCGGGACGTTCCACCGCCAAGCGGCAGGGTTTTAACCAGATGATAGGCACAGCTAAGCTCAAGCCTAAACCCTTTGACGCTATCCTGCTGTGGAAATTCAGCCGTTTCGCCCGCAATCGTGAAGACAGTATCGTCTATAAATCAATGCTCCGAAAGCTTGGTATCGACGTCATTTCTATCTCCGAGAATGTCGGTGACGACAAAATGTCCGTGCTTATCGAGGCTATGATAGAGGCAATGGACGAGTATTATAGCATTAACCTTGCCGAAGAAGTCAAGCGTGGTATGACGGAAAAGTTCGGGCGAGGTCTGAAAGTTTCAGGTCCTCCGCTGGGCTATGATATGAAGAACGGCGAATTTGTGGTCAATGAGCAGGGGGCTGAGATCGTCCGCCGCATTTTCGATATGTACGTCAACCAAGATATGGGCTACCTCAATATCGCCCGTGAACTGAACGCTGAGGGCATACGCACCCTGCATGGCAATGATTTTGAGACCCGCACTATCGCTTACATTATCAAAAATCCCGTCTATATCGGTATGCAGCGTTGGACGCCCGGCGGAGGTGGCTCAAAGGGTCACTACCGCTCTGCCGTAGCCGAGAACGTTGTTGTAACGCAAGCTCACCACCCTGCCATTATCGACAAGGAGATTTTTGAAAAGGCTCAGCAGAAAGCCGCAAAGGCTCGCAGACCATACGAACGCAGCGGCTCCACCAAGCACGAGTATATGCTCAGAGGCTTACTGAAATGCAGTTCCTGTGGTTCAAACCTCACAATGGGGTCGGTCAAGAACGGCACTCTGCAATGCTATCAGTACGCTCACGGGCGGTGTAAGGAGTCCCATGCTATTACTATCGGTAAGATAGACAAGGCGGTCATAGAGGACATACAGGGGCTTGTGGACGGCACAGCGACCGATTACAAGCTTGTTGACCAGTCACCTGTCAAGCCGAAGAAAGACACGTCCAAGTTTGAGACACAGCTTGAACGAGAGCGAATGAAGCTCGAACGAGTGAAGGCGGCGTATGCAGACGGCATTGACACGCTGGAGGAATACAAACGCAACAAGTCGGAAGTCCTCGCCAGCATTGCAGAGCTGGAAAGCAAGCTCCGCCAAGCACAGCCACCAAAGCCACAGCACACAGCCGACCGCCTGCCTGATCTAAAAGTCAGGGCGCAGGAAGTCCTCAAGGTCATTACCTCGCCTAATGCCACGCCTGTGGAAAAGAACAACGCTTTGCGCACTATTGTTGACAAAGTTGTCTTTGACCGCAAAACATCAAGCATTGAAATGTATTACCTGTGCTGAAACGGCATATTTAGGCGGGTTTAGAGGGGGTGTAACTTTTTGAAGTCTGGTGGCCCTGACGGCGAACTTGGTGCAGCGCTTCGCTATCTCAATCAGCGTTACTCAGCCCCCTGTCGTGAGGTGCAGGCAATACTCAACGATATCGGCACAGAAGAACTTGCCCACATCGAAATGATCGGCACTATTATCTATCAGCTGACCCGTGACCTCTCCCTCAAGGAGATAAAAGACAGTGGCTTTGACACCTATTTTGTTGACCACACTACAGGCGTTTACCCTATAGCCGCCTCTGGTGTACCATTTTCTGCGGAAATTTTCCAAAGTACCGGTGACGCTATTGCTGATATACACGAAGACCTTGCTGCTGAGCAAAAAGCCCGCCTGACCTACGACAACATTCTCAGGCTTGCTGACGATCCCGATGTCCGTGACCCTATCAAGTTTCTTCGTGAACGTGAGATAGTCCACTACCAGCGCTTCGGCGAAGGACTACGACTTATTCAGGATATGCTTGACAGCAAAAATTTCTACGCTTTCAATCCTAGCTTTGACAAATAATAAAAAAGGCGGGCTGTTGTTATCAGTCCGCTTTTTTGTACATATATCAAAAATCTTCCTTGTCCATCTGCTTGCCGCTCCTGCTGACCTTTTTATTAAGTATCAGCGAAAAAGCCAGCGTTGCGGCTATGAGTGCTATCATCACAAGCACTGATTTTATTGTCAAATGCTTCAACTGTGCTCCAATATATGTCTGCACAAGCATTTCAGGCATCACTCCCATTATCGAGCCAAGAAGATATGGTCTGTAAGGCATTCGCAGTGCGCCGTGTATCATTGAAACAAGGTCGCCCGGCACAACTACCACTGCCCTTGAAATGTAGGAGGCGAACAGATTATTGTCATGCCCATAATTTACAAGCTTTCGTGCCTTAGGATATTTCATCTCAATAACACGCATGATATCGCCACCCGATATTCTTCCCACAAGATAAGGAACAGTAAAACAAACCGATAGTCCTATTACGTTCAACAAAATGCCCACCCAGAACGGATATATTGCACCCACGCACACAAAAATAGCCGCAAGCGGGAATACCACCGACAAGGACTTCAATCCATAAAACCCCAGAATAACAAATGCAGCAAGCCACAAATTGTCCGGGCAATAACTGAGTATCTCAGAAAACTCATGGTCTTTCAGAAAAAGAGCACAGCAAATTATTATGATAATAGTTAAAGCAAAGGGTACATATCTTCCATATTTTCGCACAAAGCTATCCATAACTCCTCGCTCCTCTCCGATTCTTTAGGGTATTATACCAT